CATCGTCTGTATTCTTTCTTCCTAAAACACAGTAATTACCGCCAAAACTTGCCCAACTACCATAAGATGTGTACTTACCTATTTGGTGGATGTCAGTATCCCCAGAGGTTGCAAGGGATGCTGAGCCTGTTGTAATGTCAAAGGTGTAGTACTTAACAAATGCACCTCCCGTATCATTTCTATCTAAATCTACAAGGAGGGTTACTTGTGTACCAGAAGTGGCTAGGAAATTAGTTGTTGCAATGTAAGTACCACTTGATGAAACGCCAGCAGGGGTTGACCAAGCGGATGGAGTATTACCTACAAAAATGCTAACATTCTGTCCACTGGCATCTATGCTACTACCAACATAATTACTGTTGACATAAACAACTCTGCCGATAGTTCTACCTGAGATGCTGTTCCAAGTGATACCATCTGAGGAGTAGTAGGATGTGTTTGAGTTTACTCCACGATCACTTGCAAAGTAATACCCATTCGCATAACTAAGGACAGTGGGTTGACCTGTTAGAGTGGTACGATATGTCCACGTAATACCATCAGAAGAGGTTGCTATTTGACCCCCAGAGGCTAAGGCTACATATACTGTACCGTAGACCACATCGTTCACTTGTAAAGAACCGAAGTCTGGTAATGGTATGAATGTCATCTGGGAAGTATTGTCTATTTGCAATCCCATCTTTGTGTACATTTCAGGGAAAGATGACTGAGGTAGGACATTATTCTGTACCGCACTTACGTAATTAGTATCATCTTCTAATGTACCAACAACTGCTGTAACTTGAGCACCAATGGGAATACCACCAGAACCAGAAGAAGGATTATATATACTTAAACCCATTGAAGGACTCCTGAATTATTTACTGTAACCAGACACACAAACAGCAACACTTCCAACAACACCTGTAGTAACAACTACCAGTTTATCGTTTGTCCCAATTGCAATACCTGATTTATCGAAGCCAGTGTTAGCTGACGTTAGTAATGTTTGTTTATACAACAAGTAACCGCTAGAAGCATTTGATGTTGTAAGATAAAGAGCAACTGTTGCTGTATCTGAACTAACACTTGTACCCACCATACACACTGAGCAGTTCAATGTCCCTGCTTTAGAAGAACTATTTGGGTAAACTGTAACCTCTGTGCTGGAGGATATTAAAGTCCTCTGCAACACTTCATTAGAGGCTTTAGTGTATTCGTTTCCATGCACAATAATATGTGTTCCAATCTGATCTGTGGAGTAGCTTAATATTTCATTTTCAGAAAGGACAATTGCGGTTCTCTCATATCCAGAGGCAGGGAGGACATTATTATATTGAATAGTTTCAGAGGCCACAGGGGTTGCATTTACCCCCCGATATAAGACTATTTTATTTGTACTACTTGAGTTGTTGTATACTGAGACATTAACTTCAGCCATCTCACCTGTTGGGCAAGTGTATACATTATAACCCCCTGCCGCACTGCTTTTGTGTGCTCCCAGCATTACCATTGACTCCTAAAGTAATTATCTGCATCGGCAGCGTTTTTTGTCTTACTGGAGTCTAGCAGTGTTAACAGTGTTGTAACCCGTTCATCAAAGTAGTACACCCAATTGGCTGTGATTCTGTGAATCCAGTTCATCCAAGAGCTTGTAGGTTTCTCTCCAAAGTCCCAACCATAGTCTTTACTATCCTGTGGCGGCTCTGCTGTATTAACTCCACCAGCAACACCATTAGTGCCATCTAACATGGCAAAATCTGGTTTCTTAACTGGCTGTGTATATGTATATGGCATATTAATCTCTTATGTTGGTGGTACGTAACGACCAATAAATTTACCACCTGAAGTATCAAAACCTAGTGTGGTGGGGTCTGTGTCAAACCCGAATGGTGGGTCAGCATCAAATGAAGTGGTAAGGCCAGCATTGACTGTAATGGGTAAAGCCTGAACTAAATAATCAATTATTGTAAAGTCTGATATACCTACATCTGAGTATAGGTTGATACCTGCTGGGAACTCTTCTATGAGAGTTGCTGTGGGACTGTTGAGTAAAGTTCTCCATAATTGTAAGACTGTCTCATATTGTCCTTGAGAAGCATTGATGATTTTCTGTATCTTAATAGCTTGACGATACTCTGTGTCATCTCGCCCTTGTCTCAGTAACCCGACATGCTCACCAATAATATCTAACTGAAAGCCAATAGCTTGGTCTACATCTTTTTGATTAACAATATCAATCAAGCAATCTTCAATCTCTTGTAACTCTTCTAAATAGATAGTTAAGAGTTCTTTTAAGATGGGACTTTCTCTGTACTGTGCTGGAAGCCTACTAAGCCCCAAAGCTACATGGTCTATTGTTTCCATCTAGGGTCACACCTCTGTAGCCACAATACGAGCCAGATCGAATATTGAATTCTCTTTAGCACCTATTGCTATTGGAGTTGTCTGAAAGGAACCGTAGGTGATGTTGTCATAGCTCTTGGCCACACGTACAACCAAAGAAGCAATACCACTTACAGAACTGAAGATACCACCAAAGAATCTTTGTGGTATAACATCTTGACCAACTTGAAGAGTATTACCATAAGCAACAGCAGCATCTTTAATACCTTCTGCCCCAGTTGCTGTGAAATCTTCTTCTGAGTATAGGGTGTAATCAATTTCCATCTTAATGTAAACTGTGGTCGGTCTACTGAATCTAACAGTAAATCCTGCTTCTGTTGTACTGGTAATATCTCCCCAAGTCTGAATACCTAATGGGTGATACTTCCACAGCACTTCTGTAATTACTGAGGCATCCCCACCTTCAACAACTAATTCAAAACTGTGCGAAGGTCTTCCATCAACATCAACAGAACCTGTTTTATTCTCAATGATAAAAGCAGCAGTAACACCTTCAATATTTCTTATGTTGGATAATATTGAGTCATAAGTGGAAGCTCCAATAATACCAACAGAGTTATATCTACGAACCCTAAGCTCACTGTCCGTTTCTCTGAGCCTACCCACAAACATATCTTTTAAGTTTGTTACGGAAGATATACCGAAGATAGGGACAAGCTGTTCATTCACAGTACCAACAGGGGCCACATAAGCACCTTCAAATTCACTAACAGCATTAACTAAATTAGATACTGTAGTAACACCAATTCTGGCACCAATTACCAAGGGGTAAGTTGAATCTGGTTCAGTTACGTTTACACGTAATGTAGTTGAGGTTGGTAATGAGGTGGTAACACCTGTAATCAAGCTATCAATAGCTGCTTGCAATTGTAGTAAAATGCTGTTAGCTGTTGCACTCACTCCAGAAGTTACGCTAATGACAATATTGTTAATTGTCATTGTGTAAACTGTACTGTTTGCAATTGTTGAGATATTAAAAGTAATGTCACTAAATGCAGCAGTAGCTAATGTCAATGCACTAGAAGTGAAGTATCTATCACCTGTAGCAGGAACCTTGATTGCTGTGTTAACTGGAACCACTGTACCTACTGTACCTGTGAACTCTAAATTACCACTGCTTTTAGCAGCAGGAATTCTTACCACATTCACTATTCCCGCTGTGTAGTCTAAAGATACGTCAGTTGCTGTTCTGGGATATGAAGCATTATAAACCATTTGAACAGCTTCCCAGATTGTACTCTGGGCATCAGCAACGATGCCAGTAAGCACCCCAGCAACAGAATCTTCTGCAACTGTGAAGTCTGGATTTATTCTTGACTTTATTTTATCAGACATATCGGTGATAGTGTCTGTGAGGCTTTTAATCGTTAAGCCTTCTGCTGATAGTCCTGCCATCTTTTATCCTATTAGATAAGGAGAGAAGTTGTTATGACTTCTCCATTGAAGAGTACAGAAAAATTTAATGTAAATTCTCTTGTATCTTTATTGAAAGAGGATGAATACTTTGTTATCTTTTCGACACCCTGCATCTCTGTGATAGCTAATTTAAATACAGTGTCAACATCATCTTTTGAATTTACACTCACAAAGATTTCTTGAAAATAAGGAGTACCAAAGTTTTGATTTAAAAACCACTCACCTTTAAAGAAAAGTAACTTGATTTTTAGTCGTTGAATAAGAGCTTCTTCTGCACTTGCAGTAACTCTAAGATCAAACCCACTAACATCTAAGTCATGGGTTAATGGGTCTAAATAGAAATCCATAAGTATCTCTGAATTAAGAAATTGTTTCTATTCTTGAATAGGGTGGAGCTGGTAGAATCGCTGTCCACTGAATAGTCTTAGCAACGTTCTCTATGTTTGTTATGAACTGTTGGTAGTACGGAGTAACTTCTGATGTGGAGTAGCTTGCCAACACTGCTGCTGTAAAAGCTGCTGCCTTACTTGAAGCATTGTTACTGATACTTACAGCTCCACCAGAGGGAATTAACAAACACGTAGCCCAATATGACGCTAATGCTTGCCCAAAGGCAGTCTCAGTAGTATCACTACTAAAGCTGTTCATGAACGCTGTAAGGATTCCATCATTCTCACTCCCTGCAACACCACCTCCAGCAGACAACACACCAGCTTGTGAATAAGCTTTATAAGCTGAAACAAAAGCACTTGAGAAGTTACCTGATGGGTAAGAGCCAAGATAACTATTCATTGCAGAGTTGATTGCACTGGCACAACTAGGGGCATTTAAACTCATGGTATACCTACACTCGTGGGTTTCCCAAGATTCCCAACGTGTTTATGAGTTTTCAGTGTGATACCTGCATCCGTAGATACATCTGCACCAACACTCACACCACCGTCTACTCTAAGACTCCCAGTAATAGTTGTGTTAGAAGCATCAATCTTAACTAGGCCACTAGACGTCACTGTAGTTGTACCAGAAACATTCACCTCAACATTAGCACTACTATTTACGACAGTATCAGACTGGCTATTAACAATAAACTTTGCTGATGAATCTGCAACAATATCGCCATTTGGTTTAAGTGATATCTTAGTTTCATTCTCTTTTCCTGCATTCATTCTAATGACGGTATCGGTTGGATGGATACCAAGTGCTGTTGGGTAAGTAAACATTCCACAGATTGCAATAGCGTCTGTGTATTCATGCTTTCTTAAATCTTTAGGGTCTATTGGGTTCTTACCGTCTGAGTACTTAAAAGCATCAATACTTCTCTCACTAAACAGAAGTAACACTAAGTCCCCAACAGCCACAGGAAAGGTCATAATAGCCGACTTACTTGCGGGGAAGATCAAAGGTACAGAGGGGATAGAGGCCATCTCCTTTAACCCTTGTGCAGGATTGCCATCAGCATCAGTGTATCTAGCCTTTATCATAGGCTGCACTGTGGCCTTCTGTAAGTCGTGTGAGAGGCTTATGATCCTAGCAGGTAGGCAAGTATGCAAATCCCCAGCAAATCGCTCTACGATGCTCTGAGCAAGCCCTGCGAAGCTGTAATCACTCATTGTATGACCTTGTGTTATTTAGCTACTTTGTAAGTGGTATTCTCAGCTTCAACAGTTGTTTCCCATTGAGAGCCTTCATAGCTACCACTGTGTGTGGCAGAGACTACCTTGTAAACACCATCTGATCGGAAGGTGCCCTGAATACTTATTAGTTGCCCAGCTTTGATGAGGGGGTTTAAAAGCATCTTAAACTTTATCCCCTCATCTTCTGGGGCTTGTAAATCCTTCTTAAGGGATTTAATATCTTGATTGGTCTTCTCTATGGTGTTGATTAATCCGTTGTCTGGACTGACCACTACAGCTTGCTTCTTAATACTCCCCTTCATAGGGAATACGTTCAAAGTTACATTCTCAGAGATATTCCACAACAACCCATTAGTTTTACAGATAGCATCTAGGGCAGAAGAAGCACTCCCATTAGCAGCATAACCACTGTTGTACTTCCTTTTCAGACCCTCCCCATTCATATTAATATTCTTAATATCTGGCATACCATCAGCTATAATGCTTCTGATAATAGAGTCTACTGTAGCCCCTTCAGGTTGAGTGGTGTGTGACCTACCTTCCCTGATAGTGACATAGCCATCTGTAACCAACACTCTTGTTATGATGTTAGGGGCACTGTTAGTTGTTTCCATGAAAGTTTTATTTCCACGGAACAACAATACCAACTCTTCATCACCATAACCAACATATAAACTAACAAGGATATCTTTCTTATCAAAGATTGAAATGGTTTCCCTTGATAAGTTATAAATCTTCAACTCCATCGTATCAGGCTTAGAGCCTTGGTTGTGTCGAGTATCAAATTCAATCTGCTGTTCTGTTATAACAACAGATTGCTTATCTGTAGAAGTCCCTTTATTAACTTCCCCAATAACCAATCTGTATTTTCTTATAAACTTAAATTCAGACATTACGTTACCGAATAATAAAGAAGTTGGAAGTCAGTGGATAGGTTATCAAGAGTGATATCAGGTGCAAGTGGGTACTGTTGTGAGATGCAAGCCAAGCCAAGAATACCCGTAGGTAGTCCCTCTATGGGAGACGTAACCAAAAGCTCAACCCAAGGAACTAATTTAATGTTAGAAGCCAATAGAATGTCTTGCTTGTCATACAAACTTAGATGCCACCCAGAACCTTCTCTAGCAAACCACTGAAACAATAAAGTGTACTCACTACCGTCTAGGATAATTCTGTACTTAAACTTTGGGGTTGTTGAGGTTGGGAGGGGTAAACTATCCTCTGTTGTCATTGACCACTCTCCGCTTGTTTAAACAACTTAAACATAGAACCAAAAGCATCAGGCAAGGAACCTACAGTATTAGCTAAAGGTGTCGTATCACTTCTAGTGGTTTTTATTGGGTTCTTAGTACCAGCATTTGTCACCCCAGCAGTTTTAGTTTTATCGACTGGGTTCTTAGCTGTAGCTCCAGTCTTGACGCCCCCACCACCAATTAAGGTTACTGTGGTAGTGCCTGAAGTAGCCCTACGTATCTGAACAAACTCCATCTTTACACTTAAGGCATCTCCCTTATTCCTAGGCATACCTAAGTCTTTCAGGACAATGTTTGTGTAAGTGTCAAGGGGGGTTAGTAAGCTGAAACTCTTTCTGTCAGCACGTAGCTTTTGTAAAGCTTTATACGTCTCAGCTTGTGTAGGCTGATCTGGAAGTGTTGCCCTCCCTTGTGGATCAGGTTTACGTAATCTTGCATCTGAGAAGACCCCAGTTACAGAGAATACAGCATTACCATTCACCATGTGGTCAGATACACTTGCACCATCTTCAATGGGAAACTCCGTCACTGTAGTGGGGAAGTTATGGTCAACCTCTTCAGCACAGTCAAACCAAATAACAGAACCATCATCAAGAAGTATTTTAGTTTCTTTAGGTGGGGGCATATTGATAAGAAGTCGGGAAACTATCTTATCTCTATTGGCTCTGGCTGCCTGATGTTTAATCAAACTACCAATAGCGCCCGTCCTATCCAGTATAAAATCATACCAAGCCATTACCTAGTCCCTCCTGATTGATTGGGGAACATACTCCACTCCTTCTGAACATGTTGATTCATAGCATCACCAAACACACTAGGTAAGGTTGAGATTAACCAATCCTTACTAACATTAGGTTCTGTATTTTGAATCGTCACATTGATCACAGCGGAAGAATTTAACCCACCACCACCTTGAAATGCTGCACTTCTTTTACTAATTGCTTCTCTCTCCAAATATTCCCTATCAATCTGAGCTAGGAATCTTGGAATGTTGGTTCCTACCATTCTCTCAGGAGATACGTCTCTTCTGATAGACTCTGCCATAGCATGACGTTGTTCTGGGGTATCACTGCCACTGCTGTAGGCATAACCTTGTAAGGCTGTCCCTAATTCACGTATGGAGGTATCGACACCAACCCCACTATACTTCCTTGCCCTTGCCAAACTATTCGCAACATCTACCCTAGATTTACGTTTAATTAACTCTACGCTGGCGTCCTTACCCTCTTCTGTCTGAGGTCTGAAGTCCCACAACACACCTTTCTTTTTCTCTTGGAAGGCTTGTATGGTATCTACAGCTAGCAGGATGGCAGTGATAATAGCAGCAGGGATTACAACAGTTCTGAGCATTGCTGCTGCAAGGGCTTTAAATGCTTTAGTCAATGTCATTACTTGGCCAGCAGCCCTCGCTGTGCTGAAGGATCGAGTCATATGACTGACCCCTTTAAACCCTATCCACACAGCCGTTAGTGTTCCGGCATTTTCCCATAAGAACCTGAAGAAGTTTGCAAACACAGGGTAGATACGTTTCACTTCTGGGGTTAGTGTTTTAATACCTGCGGTAAGACTATCTAAACCACTTCCTATCGAACCCCACAATCCAGAGTCATTCAAGGCTGTGATAAACTCTAACCAAGAGTTCTTCATTCTTGTAACTTGTTTCTCTGGAGCCTTAAGCATCTGTTCCATGAGCTTAGGGTCAACTAAGGTCTTCATGTGAGCAGCTACTTTAAGTAAATCTTTTCCTTTAAATTGACCTGCTAACATTCCAGCATTCAATTTAGCAATGTCACCACCAGTCAATGCGTCAGCGAACATTTGTACAGCGTTCGGCAACGACTCGGCCAATTGTTTGATGTTCTACACTGTTCGTTAATCAATGTACGTTCTCTTATGAACTGCTGCATGTCTCCATGCAGAACGGACTATATCTTACCATTAAGGTTATACTGTTTCGAGTTCACTTGAACCCTACGAGATTGCTCTCTAGTCTCTGGACGTTCCTCATTTTACAGAGGCTTCGCTGCTGATTGTCCAATCTTATTAATTTTCAAACATTCACGCTTGTTGTTTCCAACTACGTTGTAGTTTAATAAGCTCTAAGGGTATTCCA